CCAATAAATATTTGAACAAAAAATTTTGGCTCGATTCTAGCGACCGCTTGATGTATGAGGGTAAGGCACCTGAACTTGCCGAAACTAAGAGAGCCAGAATGCCTGCTTTCTTCGAACATGCAAACCCCAACCTCCCTCAATACGCTTAACCTTTTAGATGTTAAGGGCATGACAGCTAATGCCATGCTCTCTAAACTAGAAGAAACTTTCCCACCAACCAACCCTACACCTGAAGATACAATGGAAAAAATTATGTACCGATCTGGTCAGCGTAGTGTCGTTGAGTGGGTCATCCAATACATGGAGGAGAATTAGTGGCACGTGCTAGAAACTATTTAAAAGCGAACAATCCCGCTGCCTACTATCAAAAATATGTTGCCCCTAACTTAGATAGACCTGGCATGGCAGGAGCTGCTGCTAACGTTGAAAGGCAACAGCTTCTTAAAAAACTCACTAATCAAGCAGTCAACCCAGGTCTGGACATTCGTCCGTCACCCGGTGCAGCAGTAGTTGCTGTGCAGGACGGCGTTCCGATTTATGGTCAAGTTCAAGCTGCTCCCGCCCCGGCACCGCCCCCGCCGCCACCCGCGCCGGCTGCTCCCTCAGTTTCACAAGCTGCTCCTCCACCAGCAGCTGACGTAACTACCCAATACACTAAGCAAATTAGTGATCTTCAAGCTCAAATTACTGAACTTGAAAAAGCACGAGAACAGACCACGCTTGATTGGGAAACACGCTCCAAGCAAATGGAGGAAACACTTGCAACCCAGCAAGCGGAATATGCCAAAACGTTGGAAGCGTTAAAGATTCGTTCTCAAGAAGAACTGGCTTCACTAACTGAAGCGTCTAATCTCCAAATCGGTGGACTGGAAGCTTCTCTTGGTGGGTTACGTACTGAGCTAGGTACTGCAGGTCAGACCATCGAAAGCCTACAAGCTCAAATGTTGGGACAATCTCAAGAGTTTGAGAAGAGCCTTGCCCAACAGCTTGAGCAGTATAATTTACTTTCTGTTTCTCAAAAAGCTGAATATGAATCTAGTATTGCTCAACAGCTTGAAAAATACCAGTCACTTTCTGAAGCTCAGAAACAAGAATACACCACTGGGCTAGCTGCTCAACAAGAACAATACCAGTCATTGTCCGCTTCTCAAAAAGCTGAGTACCAGGCTGGCCTTGCTAATCTAACTGCCAACCAACGTGCTTTTCAAATTAATCAAGCACGTGCTGGTCAAGGCGCTGAACTACAGATTCAACCTGCCACTCCGGCTACACCTCAACCTGCAGGTACTTCTATGTTTAAACGTCGTCCTCGTGTAGTCCCAATGCAGATTAGCAGTCAAGCTAATCTCAATGTCCCAACAGCTAACGTCCTGAACATCTAATGTCTGCTAAACAACGCTATGACAGATTGTCTTCGGACCGTTCACAGTTTCTCAACACTGCTAGACAAGCAGCAGAACTGACTCTCCCGTACCTTGTCCGAGAGGATGAGGCTTACACCAAAGGCGCTAAAAATCTCATTACCCCCTGGCAATCAGTGGGAGCTAAAGGTGTGGTGACGCTGGCAAGTAAACTAATGCTTGCTCTTCTACCTCCACAAACCAGCTTCTTTAAACTCCAGGTAAATGACATCAACCTTGGTGCAGAACTAGGACCAGAGATCAGATCAGAACTTGACTTGTCGTTTGCTAAAGTTGAACGAACCATCATGGAATCCATCGCCGCTTCTGGCGACCGTGTGATAGTTCACCAAGCACTTAAGCATCTTGTTGTTTCTGGTAATGCTCTTATCTTTATGGGTAAGGAAGGGCTCAAGCTCTATCCTCTTAACCGATATGCTGTAGATAGAGACGGTAACGGTAATGTTATAGAAATTGTAACAAAGGAAACAATCTCGAAAAAACTGCTCAAAAAATTTTATCCAGAGTACAAGAGTCCAAGTACAGAATCAGTATCTGAAAGTAACAATTACCGAGATGATGAATGTGATATTTATACACATGTCACTCGGGATAACAACCGTTGGATCTGGCACCAGGAAGTAGACGGTGAAGTCCTTCCTAAATCCATGAGCAAGGCACCTCTTGACGCCAACCCCTGGCTTGTGCTACGCTTTAATCACGTGGACGGAGAGGTCTACGGTCGTGGTCGGGTCGAAGAGTTCATCGGAGATTTGAAGTCACTTGAAGCACTGTCACAAGCCATCATTGAAGGTAGTGCAGCAGCTGCTAAGGTAGTGTTTACTGTCAGTCCTTCCAGTACCACCAAGCCCGCAACGCTTGCCAAGGCAGGCAACGGTGCTATCATCCAGGGTCGCCCTGATGACATCGGTGTGGTGCAGGTTGGTAAGACAGCTGACTTCCAGACTGCTTATCAAATGATTGGCTCTCTGACTCAACGTCTCAACGAAGCGTTCCTTGTACTTAACGTGCGAGATTCTGAACGCACCACCGCTGAGGAAGTCAGGATGACTCAACTAGAACTTGAACAGCAACTAGGTGGACTCTTCTCCTTGTTGACTGTTGAGTTCCTTGTTCCTTATCTCAACAGGAAACTGAACGTTGCTCAGAAAACTGGTGAGATTCCCCGCTTGCCTAAGGGGGACATTGTTAAGCCTACTATCGTGGCTGGTATCAATGCCCTTGGGCGTGGTCAAGATCGTGAGAGCCTTGGTCAATTCATTACTGTCATTGCACAGACGATGGGTCCAGAGGCTATCCAACAGTTTATCAATCCTGATGAAGTCATCAAGCGTCTTGCTGCTGCTTCTGGTATTGATGTTCTAAATCTTGTGAAGAGTGTTGATGAGCGTAACGCTGAACAACAACAAGCTCTAGCACAACAGCAGCAGATAATGGCTATGCAACAACAGCCACAACTAGCCGCTGTTGAACAGAAACGAGAGCAAGCTGCTATGCAGCAAATGCAACAACAATAACTACCACCACCTGTTGAATGAGCGAACAATTTACAATGAGCGATGCCGCTCCCGAAGTTAATGAAGCTGGCTTGAATGCTGCTGAACAAGAATCCTTGGCAGTAGCTGAAAGTTTGGAGAGCGGTGACAGCCCTTTGCTGGCTGGAAAATTTAAAGATGCCGGTGCTCTTGAGCAAGCGTATCTGGCACTACAAAAGAAACTAGGAGAATCTAACGAAGATGTACGGAACGAAGAAGGGTTCGAAGAAACCCAAGCCCCCGAAGAAGTAGAAGAAACTTCCGACGAAGAACCTGAAGCTGAAGGTCTTACTGAGGCTCAAGCACAAGAGTTGTTCAAGATGGTCGGTGGAGAAAAGGCTTACAAGTCCATGATTACTTGGGCTGGTCAAAACCTTTCCCAAGCCGAAATTCAAATGTATGATTCTGTGATGGGTAAAGGAGATCCTAACGCTATCTTCTTCGCTGTCCAAGCACTTGCCGCCAAGTACGGTGATGCCACCGGTAGCGAAGGACAAATGTTGTCTGGTAAATCAGCTAAGTCTGAGGACAACAGTTTCCAAAGCCAACAAGAGTTGGTACAAGCAATGTCAGATCCCCGTTATGATAACGACCCGGCTTACCGCCGTTCGGTCCTTAACAAACTGGCAAACTCTGACGTAGAATTCTAATGAACGACACTAACATCTGGGCTAAAGAGCCACCCCTTATTATGTCTGATCATCCTTACGGTGTCCCACACAACGAACGTGCTGAGCAGCTCAACGGTCGCCTTGCTATGCTTGGCGTCATGGCTGCTCTTGGCGCTTACGCGCTGACTGGTCAAATCATTCCTGGTATCTGGTAATGCCTCTTAAGAAGGGTACATCAAAAGAAACTATCTCTAAGAACATTAGGCAGTTGACTATTGAAGGTTACCCTTCTAAACAAGCCGCTGCCATTGCCTACAGCAAAGCTGGTAAATCTAAGAAGAAAAAGTAATGGCAAAACGTGGTCTCTACGCAAACATCCACGCCAAACGTTTGAGAATCAAACAAGGCAGTGGTGAAAAAATGAGAAAGCCTGGGTCTCCTGGCGCACCCAGCGCTGCTAACTTTAAACGCGCCGCTAAAACTGCTAAGAAAAAGTAACACTAACCTCATGAAATTCCTTGCTATCCTCCCTGCTGTCGCTCTGATGGCTGCACCTGCTTTCGCTGCTCCTTATGTTAATGTTGAAGCGAACTCTGGGTTCACCGGTTCCGACTACACTGGTACCGCTACTGACTTCCACTTGGGTGTTGACGGTTCTGAAGGCGCTGCTTCCTGGTATCTCCAGGGCGGTCCTACCGTCGTCTCTCCTGATGGTGGTGAAGCTGAAACCATCCTGACTGCTAAAGTCGGTGGTGGTGTTGGCGTGAC